CTTATAATCAGTTCCGGTTTTTTAATTTGCCAAAATTTGGATTTTCCGGAACTATTATCCTATACAACAGGGGAGTCATTGTCATTTATGGCTCCCTTTTTTTATGTCTTAACGAACTACTAATATTTATACACACAAAACAATATACAATGGCAAAGATTGAAATTAAAGATTTAAAAGGATTTGAAGACTACTACGCTGGTAGCGATGGTTTAATCTACACAACAAAGATATCTAATAGATACAATCCTAAAGGTGAATTAAAAATATTAAAACCACGCACACATCCATCAGGATATTATTACTATGGATTATTCGTAGGTAAAGGACCTAATAGACAAAGATTATGGAGAAGAGGTCATAGATTAGTAGCTGAGACATTCATAGGTAGAATTCCAAAAGGTAAAGTTATTAACCATAAAGATTTTGACAAACATAATAATCATCCATCTAATTTAGAAATAGTAACATCATCAGAGAATTCACTTCACTATCATCAAAACAAAAACAAATGTGTATAATTAAATTAGGAAACATAGTTGATGGATTAATAAATGTAATCACATTAGGCTGGGGTAAAGATATTGCCGGATGGATAGCTAAAAGATTCTTTGGAAAGACAGACTGTGGTTGTGAAGCTCGCCGTATATATTTAAATGAGCTTTGTGGATGTAAAGAAGAAATAAAACTATTTTAATATGAGAATAGCATTATGTTTACATGGTTTATTTAATTCAGCTACTGATTCAACTTCATTGGGTTTAGATGGTTACAATTATATTAAGAAGCATATATTAGATAAAGGAGATGTAGATATATTTGTACACAGCTGGCAGCCTGAACTAACAAATGTAATAAATGATTTATACAACCCTAAATTAGCATTATACCAACCACAAAGGGATTTTACTCAACTGATTAACGAAAGGGGCTTAAACGAATTAGGAATGGCTAGTAGACCACCATTCTCCGTTCTATCACACTTCTATTCAATCCAACAGGCATTTCAGTTGTTGGACAGCAGTAATGAAAAGTATGATATAGTAATTAAAAGTAGATTTGATTTAGGTAGAATAAATAGAATAAGTGTGCAAGGTAATCCCACACCAGCACAATTTATAAACTTTCAAACGGATATCCAAAACGATAAGTTATATCAAGCAGATTGGTCATCATTTAATGAGGGACCTTCTGATGTATGGTTTTATGGTTCACAATCTATAATGAAACCATTCTCTACAATATACAATGAATTAGAACCTGAATTTATAATGGGAAGTGATTACTCTAAATTTGCTGAAAGCTTTAGAGGTGTTAAAGATGATATCAGTAATGCAGTTATCTTTTATAAATGGTGGATGATTAAGAATGACTTATGGGATAATACAATTAAATTAAAAACAATATGGGAATAGAAATGCAAATCCAAATTTTAGAAAAACAAAGATTGAATATAGTGGCTAAGCAAAATGATACACATTATACTTGGTCACGTAGTGAGAAGATGTATTTAATGAATCAATTAGTATTCATAGATTCATCATTAATGAAATTAAAAAAAGGACAACCTATATATGGAAAATAGATACCAACCTTTTACGGAAGAAGAATATAATGCAATCAAAGTAGATTTAGCTGATATCACACATACACTACCTACACACTTAGCAGGTATCTTTTGGACTAGGTGTAATGCAATAAGGGGAACAAATACTCCGCAGCCGTGCACGTGTTCTTCAGCAGCTAAGAATTGGGGAAATTGTGTTTCGGACTTGCAAGCATTTGTTAAACGAGTTGATGGACAAGCATAAAGAAAATAATAGAAGACTAGGTAATTTATATAAAGAATCACATAACTGGTTATCAGCTGCTGCATATAATATAACTAAGAACAAAGATACTTCAGAAGATTTGGTAGCAGATTTATATGTTTACTTAGGAGAGAAAGTAAATTCTAAACTATGGTGGGGAATGAATTCATTTAATGTAATGTATTGCTATAGCTTCATTAAGACCAGATTCCTAAACAAAGTAAAGAGAGATAAGAAGATACAATACCATTCGGACGTATATGATGATAGAGTAGATTCAGAATACGATGAGGAGTATGATGTAAAGTTAGAAGCAACATACAATGAAATAGTAGATGAGTTAAAGAAGATGGAATACACAAAGCAATGGGCTAGTAGTAAGTTAGCACAACTATATTGGTTTGATGCAGATATGACATTAGAGAAGTTAGCAGGAGAAATAAAGATATCAAAGAGTACAGCCTTCCTTAATTGCAAAAGAGTTAAGATGCACATTAAGAATACAATGGATAATCCCTTTAAGAGCAATTCTTAGGTGGTCTCTTGATACGATAACTACAAAGTTGAGGAATTATGTTATATATGTATATACCTTTAAATAACGAAGAATAACGATGGCAAAATTTGAACCAGGCAATAAGATAGCAAAGGGCAGACCGGCAGGAGCACTCAATCGTTCTACGGAGCAGATGAAACTAACCCTAGCTCGTGCTGCAAACAATACCCTAAACAACATAGCTGAGGATTTAGAGAAGATAAGAAAGAAGGACCCAGAGAAAGCAATTGAGCTATCCTTAAAGATGATGGAATATGTCATACCTAAATTGGGAAGGACTGAGATTAAAGCTGAGATAGAACAAAGGATACAGCAAATCAATGTAAACATAACACAAAAGGTAGTAGATGAATCTGGAAATTAATACCACAGTAACTTATCAATATCAGGATGAAACACCAACAAGAGTTACACATCATATAGGTGGTACTCGTAGTGGTAAAACATATGCTTTACTTCAATGGTGTATAGTAAAGGCGCTGAGTAATAAAGAAACTATAACCATCGTCCGTAAAACAATTCCATCTCTCAAGCGAACTGTTATGAAAGACTTTAAAGATATCATGCAGAGCTTGGGTGTATGGAATGAGAATGATTTTAATATAAGTGATAGGATATACACATTCTATACTGAATCGGTAATACAATTCATTTCAACGGATGATGCAGATAAGCTAAGAGGATTAAAGAGTACTATACTATGGATAGAGGAAGCAAATGAGATAGATGAAGAATCATACTTCCAGCTACAAATTCGTACAACAGGTCCTATTATATTAAGTTATAACCCAACGATTAGCCCGATGCACTGGATTAGACAAATGCAGGATTGTACTCGTTACTTCACAACATATAAGAACAATCCTTATTTGGAAAGAACTGTTATTAAAGCAATTGAGGAATTACAGCATACTAATCTGAAAGCATGGAAGGTATATGGTTTGGGTGAATACACAGGTAATGAGAAGGCTGTGTTCCAATTCAATACAACTGAATGGTTGCCTGAAGAAGCAGTGTTCGTAGCCTTTGGATTAGATTTCGGATATAGCCAAGACCCTACTGCATTAGTTAGTGTATGGAAGTATGATGGAGATATACATTTGATTGAGCATTGTTATGAGAAAGGACTAGTGACATCGGATATAGATAAGATGCTTAAAGGAGTAGTAAAGGATAGAGAGGAGATATGGGCTGATAGTGCAGAACCAAGACTGATAGATGAACTATATCGTTTAGGATGGAATATAAAGCCGGTAATCAAAGGAAAGGATAGTATTAACTTTGGTATTCAGGTAATGCAGAACTATAAGATAAACATACCTAAGACATGTCAGAATCTAATTAATGAGTTCTATTCGTATGAGTGGAGTAGTGATAGGTTTGGTAAGCAATTGGATAAGCCTATTGATTTTAACAATCACTTAATAGATGCTGCCCGATATGCATGTATGATGAGATTGAGTAACAAAGCAACAGCTGCTGGAAAATATATAATAAAGGTAAGATAATATGGAACAAAAAGAAATAGTAGTAAATTTAGACAATCTTAAGAAAGAGGACTTCTTAGAGATGGCACAATACATACAACACTTAGAAGGATTATTAGATAAAGCAATTGAAAAGGAAAGAGAGTTGAAAGCTTATGCTGTTACTCTATCAACACAAAGAAATCAAGAGCATCAAAGGTATTTGCAAATGAAACAATTGTATGATAATAAAATAAATGTGGTAGATATTACACCTCAAAAAGCAACGATAGAAATACATAATAGCTTAATTAACCCTGAACAATACAGAGAAAAAAAACAATTTTAATATGAAAGTAGATAAGTTACAATCAGCCAATCAACCTGAAGGATGGTTTGAAAGAATTACAAATGAATGTAGTAAAGAATATCCAATACATTTAATGGATGATATTGATAGAGATGAATTAGTAATAGATGCCGGCTGTAATGTTGGTGGATTTGCTGAAGCTTGGAAGTGGAGATTTGGAAACTTCTTAGCCATTGATGCATCTTTATATAACATAGAGCAGTATCAATCACACCATCATCACCCAACATTACACAAAGCCCTTTATTCAGTAGATGGTGAAATAGTAAAGCTAAAGAAGTTTATTGCAAATCAAGGAGCTAATGATACCAATTCAGGCAACTTTAGTATAAGTGAACATATAACTGCTAAAGGTGAAGGGTGGATTAGCAAAGATTGGGAAGAAGTGCAAACAATATCTTTAGAAACGATTTTAAAAGGAATAGAGAGTGTTGGATTACTAAAGGTAGATATAGAAGGAGCTGAGTATGACTTTCTTTTAAATAAGGACTTGAGTAGCATTAAATGGATTACTGGAGAGTTTCATAACTTTTTAGGAAAGGAAAAGCAAGATGAGCTATTTAATTGGATTGGACAAACGCATGAAGAAGTCTATACGGAAGGAAATGGAATAGAAACACATTATCAAAAAGCATGGAAAAGAAAATAATATGAAACAAACAATAGAAATAGAAGTACCTAAAGATTGGAGTGCAGTATCACTTAAAGATTACTTAGCATTCCGAAAAGATATGGAAGCGTATAAGGATGAGCCTGAAGCTGTAATAGCTTGTATGTTTCATCACCTATGCCATTTCCCCGTACAATACTTACAATCGTTAGATATTGATACATACACAAAGGTAAGAGATGACTTATTCTCATTCATACAAAAGCTAGATTATCCACTACAAAGATTTGTGACAATAGAAGGAAAGGAATATGGATTTGAACCTGATTTATCTAAGATGAGCTATGGTGCTTACGTGGATATATCAAAGTATCAATCAGTAGGTATAGATGAGAATTGGTCAGAAGTAATGTCAATCCTATATAGACCTGTAACACATAAGACTAAAACACTCTACGATATAGAGCCATATAAGGCTAATATAAATTCAGACCTGTTTATGGATGTACCAATGGATGTACATTTTGGAGCAGTTTTTTTTTTCAACAATTTACTAAAAGACTTGCTGAATTCTACCCTGAGCTCTTTGATAACGGAGAAAGCAATTCCTCACAACATCAAATCAATTTTGGAAGAAAATGGAAATCTTATTCATCGCTTATCCAATTGGCAGGGAACAACATCCTCAAAGTAGATGAGATAACTGACCAACCATTAGAGAAGTGTTTAATGTATCTTGCGTTTCAAGCTGATAGAAATGAATTAGAAGAACTGATGCATAGGGAAGCTATGAAAAAGATTGGATAGTAATATTTTTCTCTTTAGTTGTTAAATCTATAAAGAATTCAGATGCCGATATTAAAACCTGCACAACCACAAGCTCCACCTAAAGAACATCCTACTGTTGGGTATTACACACCAAGCAGAGACAATAGAGGAAGTGGTAGAGGAAAGAGTGGATGTTTATGTTTAAATCGTAATTACTATTCACTTAAATGCTGTCATGGTTATTTAGGTGAGCAAGGTATAGGATTAATATACGCAACTGGTTCAGTAAATCCATAGAATATGCCAACACCCGCTTACACAAGAAATATGAGAAAGTGGTCTGGAATTTACTTCGGACCAACAAGAGGTAGAGCAATACCACATAATAAGCGTAGAGCTTGTTTGTGTGATGATGCAGATACCTATTCAACCGATTGTTGTGAAGGGGCTTTAATAGGACAAGGCATAGGACAAACACAATCAGTAGCTGAACGTCAGGGTGCATTTAGTGATGGATTCTCACAAGGATTTGATATAAAACCAATTTAATAAAATGAGTCAATTAGATAAACAACAGTTATTAGTTGAGAACAACGCATCGTTTCCCAATAACAATATAGGTTATATTACGCCTGAGCTATTGAGAACTTTCAATGCCGATATGATTGAAAGCTTAACGCTTCAAACACAAACAAATGCTTTATCGGCATCTATTCAACAATTAGTAGCAAGTGGTAGTGGAGTTAAAGTAGCTGATAGTGGTAGTACATTAGGTACAGCAACTACATTATTCTTTACTGGAAGTGTTGGTGTAACTCTTAATAACGGAACAGCATCAGTTAATGTAATAGGACAATCAGGAACAAATGGTACTTCAGGTACATCAATCGTTCCAGCTAATACAAATGTGTGGGCATATAAGCAAGGATTTGCTCCATCAGTACCTGTTGGTGGATTTGATACAACAGGAGCAACATTAGATGGATTGACTGCAGTTTGGGTTAATGGTACAACAAACGGAGATAGCTATACACAATTATTTAGTTATTTGGCTGGTTTAGATACAACTGGAGATACATACGAAATACAATTAACAAATGTAAACAATAATACACAATTTGGTTTATACAAAGTGACAGCATCTAATTGGAATGGTAGTGTATTATATATAAGCGCATTATCATTCTTAGGTGGTACATCAACTGCTTTAACAGTAAATGGTAGTTACTATATATCATTTGTTTTAAATGGTTTAAATGGAACTTCAGGTACAAGTGGCACAAGTGGTAGTGGAGGTACATCAGGTACTTCGGGTATAAATGGAACAACAGGCACTGCAGGAAGTAGTGGGACTAGTGGATTAAGTGGAACGAATGGAACTGCCGGTTCATCTGGCACTTCAGGTGTAAGTGGTAGCTCAGGTTTGACTGGCACTTCAGGAACTTCTGGTACTTCAGGTATAAGTGGTACATCAGGCTTAAACGGAACTAATGGTTCAAACGGAACATCCGGCACATCAGGTATAAGTGGAACGAATGCATCGGCAGGAACTTCAGGAACATCTGGAGTAAGTGGAAGTTCAGGAAGTAGTGGAACAAGTGGCACAAGTGGGACTAGTGGTACATCAGGTGTTAGTGGCACAAATGGTAGCGGTGGAGTGAATGGCACATCAGGTACAAGCGGCACAAGCGGAGTGAGTGGCACAAATGGTACTGGAGGTACTTCGGGTACTTCTGGAACAAGCGGTGTAAGCGGTACAAGCGGTAGTGGTGGTGTTGATGGTACAAGCGGTACATCAGGTTATACTGGTGACAAGTATGTAACTACATCATCTACTTCTTTAACAATAGGATTAGGAACACAATCTCTTACGATAGGAACTGGATTAGCATATTCAGTAGCACAACAATGTTTAATAGCATATGATTCATTAAACTATATGCAAGGACCTGTAACATCATACAATCCAGCTAATGGAGCTATGGTTGTTGAGGTTTCAATGATATTAGGAACTGGAACATATAGTGTATGGAATGTAAACTTAGCAGGAGCAAGTGGTGGTGATGGTACTTCAGGTTCTTCAGGAACATCTGGAGCAAGTGGAACGAATGGTAGTGGTGGTGTGAATGGTACAAACGGAAGTGGTGGAACATCCGGTACATCAGGCACTTCAGGTATTAGTGGAACAAACGCTACTGCAGGAAGTGGAGGTACTTCAGGAACTTCTGGAACAAGTGGCACATCAGGAACTATGGGTACGGCAGGTAGTGGTGGCTCATCAGGTACAAGCGGTACAAGTGGCACTTCAGGTATAAGCGGAACTAATGGTAGTGGAGGTATTGATGGGACAAACGGAAGTGGTGGAACATCAGGTACTTCTGGCACATCAGGTTCTTCAGGAACTTCAGGAAGTAGTGGTACAAGCGGCTCGTCTGGAACAAGCGGTACAAATGGTACGGCTGGTAGTGGAGGCTCGTCTGGTACATCAGGAACTTCAGGAACTTCAGGAGTAAATGGTAGTAGTGGAAGTAGCGGGACTAGTGGCACATCGGGTACACGTGGAACGAGTGGTACTTCAGGATTAAGTGGTACGAGCGGGTCATCAGGAACTTCTGGTACAAGCGGAAGTAGTGGTACATCGGGCACAAATGGTGCACCTGGTACGGGTGGAGCTGGTATTATGAATTACTATGGTGAATTTTATAGTAGTACAACTCAAGCAGTTAATGGGGCAGATACTCCAACTGTTTGGTATTATGAAAATACTGCTTTAAGTAACGCAATACAAATACAAAATAACGGAAGTGGTAACCCAACTAGAATTCAAGTATCTTATGCTGGTGTTTATCAAATTGGATATTCAGCACAATTAATTAAAGGTAGTGGTGGAGCATCATCAGATGTTATTATATGGGCAAGAATAAATGGTAATGATGTTAGTTCATCTGCATCAACTATAACATTCCAAAATAATGATTCAGTTTACTTACCTTATGTACCATATGAATGGACATTACAAGCAAATGATTATGTAGAGTTTGTATTCCAATCAGATAACTCATCAGTAGAATTACAATTTATTGCAGCAGGAGCTGGATACCCAGCATCTCCATCAGTATTGATAGATGCAAAACAAATTGGTGTGGCTGTAGGTTCAACATCAGGTACATCAGGAACTTCTGGAACAAGCGGCAGTAGTGGAACTAGTGGCAGCTCAGGAACTTCTGGAAGCAGTGGGACTAGTGGTAGTAGCGGCACATCGGGTACTTCTGGCAGTAGTGGAACTTCAGGCTCATCAGGTACAAGTGGCGTATCAGGTTCTTCAGGAACATCTGGTTCGTCTGGTACAAGCGGCACAAGCGGCAGTAGTGGGACTAGTGGCACATCCGGTTCTTCAGGAACAAGTGGCACATCAGGTACATCAGCACAAGCATTTGGATTTGCTAGTGGAAGTACAAACATAGCAGGTACAGCAACATATTTACAATTTAGTGGTAGTGCAGTAGCTGCATTAACAATTAATAGTGGAACTGCTTCTATAACATTGAATGGTGGAAGTGGTGGAAGTGGAGTAGGATTTCCTTATACGGGTTCAGCACAAATCACAGGTTCATTAAGTGTGACTGGTTCTGTATCTCAATCAATAGGAGTTTATAGTGGTAGTTTAATTTCAAATATATACGATACATACACAAACATATCAGCTGTAACAAATGTAATAACATTGACTTCAGCTTCATACGCAGCATTGGGAGTTAAAGACCCTAATGCATTATATGTTGTTAGTGGAAGTAATTTAAATCAAAGTGGCACATC